TGTCTTTGTCTTTCTCTCTCATAAGAATCAAAAGCCATTGGGAGAGCTTCTTGAGTAATACCAGATAAGATTTGTTGTTGGTTCATAGCAGATCCTGGTGTTCTACCAGCTCCACTAAATTCAGAATTTATAGCAGTTGCAATCGAATTAGCTGAACCCTGTAACATAGGAGATAAAAAAGGATTTAAATAATTTCCTGATAAAGTGTCAGCTATTTGAGTATTGGCAGCATTTGCCATTACTTCTTGTTGTGCAATACCTTGAGTAGTTTGAGCAGTTGGTGCAACATATCCTGAACCTTGTACTCCTTGATTATATAAAGTTCCAGCTTCAGATAATATCTGATTTAATGCTGGTTGTGCTGGTGCGTATGGATCTACTCTTGCTTGAGTTCCTCCACCTGATCCTCCTCCAAATGACATATTATTTTTCCTTTTTGTTTGTTATTTGTTTTTCAAGAACAACATGAGTTGGTTTATAATCAAATTGTTCCATAATTCTTTGCCAACCTTTACGACTTATTAATTCCATATTGGTGCAATTATTTTCTAAAGCAAAATCTTCTAGTACACTTATTAGATGTTGCCATTTTTGTCTGTGCTTTCCTGTAACTATAAATATGTTACAAGATTGTATTAATTTTCTTTTAATGATTTCTGTAACAACAACTCCATAATATTTTTCAAGAGTTGTAGGTTTGTCTTTGTCCCAAACCACCCAAAGCTGCATCTTTTTTTCTTTAATACAATCATAGACAAACTGTGCGTCTGTATGATTACCTGAGTAAGATAGAGCTTCGCTAATATCTTTTTTAACTAAAGACCAAACATCATCTAAATTAGATGATGGTATATTGACTAATTTCATTATGTAATATTTAAGTAACTAATACCTATGTGAACTGAGTCTGATGAGCTTACTGTTGCTTTTAGTTGATCTGAACTTTCAAGTATTAAAGGTACTGTCAAAATTTCAACTGAACTATTAGCTGCAAGTGATTGTGTTTTTAATATAGTAAATTCTGCATTACTTGCAGAACTATCCAAAACATCTAGTGAAAATGTTGGAGTGTTACCAGTATTATTTGTGACTCTAATTGATTTAACAATTAAAGTTTCTTTTGATGAAGCTGTTAATATTGATGTTTCACTAGCTGACGCAAGTGCAACTCCTTTAAATTTATAAGTGTTAGCCATTATTTTTTAGGGTGAGCAACTTTTACTTTTTTAATTGTTTGGTAAAAATCATAAAACTTATGTTGTAGTTCGTTATCCTTATCCATTGTGTGCCATAGCATATCTAGTTGATCTCCAATGCTAGGATAAATTCTATCTCTTTGATATTGGTTAGCATCATACTCTGCTTGTACCTCTACCATTTTAGCTTCTATGTCAGCTTTAGATATTGGTGTTGTTCCATTTAACCAAGTGATTTGATTTATGTCATCTGCATTAACTGTAAATTCTGCATTAGGATTTATTTTTAATATTGCTTTTTCAATCATTATGCTGATACCTCCATTACAGTTATAGAAGATGCGTAATGACCATTTTGATTATTATTATTATCATCACCACTACTGTTAATAAAACAAGTTCCAGTATTTCCAGAACCTTCAGTTGCCATTTGCACTTTGTAAATAGTTTCAGATGTGGTTGATGGAGAATCTAAAACTGCTCCTGTCATTGACATTGTAAATTGATTTGATGGATCATCACTTGCACCAGCAGTTGCAGCATATCTACTGCCAGGATTAGCACCAACATGAATAGCAGTTGATCCTCTTACTAATCGCAAAAACATACTGACATTATTTCCAGATCCACCAACTACATCCATCATAACTAAAATTTTATTTGATGATGAAGATGGTGTTATTGCAACTGATAAACCTGTAACATCTGTATAAGATGTTGATGATGTTGAAAAAACATCTGTTTTAGATGTAGATAAAACTTGCAAAACCTTACCACCTAAACCAGTTGGTAGAGCTGTTATCGCTGAGATGGTATTATTATTGGGTTTGATTATAGACATCTCAGAATCTCCTCATCTTTGTTAAACTTGTTTAACGAAGCAGATATTGTATTATTGTTTGGTTTAATTATTGCCATTATTAAATCTCTTGATTAGCTTTAAAAGTTTCATAGTTAGCTTTTACTTCATCTGTCCAAACTGCGTTACATACTGCTTGAACTTCTAAATGTTCAGCTGATATGTCTGCGTCTGGAGATAAAGCATGTCTATGATACTTTCTTGATAATTCTTCGCCATCTTCCATAACTACAGTATCTGTTCTTACTTGAACTGATTTGTATTTTCCGACCACTTCGATTTTACCAATCTGTGTCTCTTTAGTTATTGCCATGTGTTGTCTCCTGTGTTGTTGTTAATTTTTTTCATATTAAGCTGCTGTGTATTGTCCATGAACTATCATTCTTTTATTTACATTTGCTGATTCTGTACCTATAAAGTTACTTCCAGTAAGTTGATATAAATACATTGTTGTATCATTTCCTCCTATATGAAATAAAAGTTGTTCAGATGTATATATACCATTAGTATAATTCATAACTCCTCCTCCATAGGGAGCAGCATTAATAGAAGTAAAAGGAAGTCCACTTATTGTTAATTGAGCTGTAGTTGAACTTAATCCATTTCCTTGTATATCAAATTCAAATAAAACTTTATTTCCAATTTTTGTATATCTTCCATCTTGTCTTGCGTAACCACTACCACTTGTACCAGTAGCAAAAACTGGTGTCCAACTTCCTTCTTCGTAATCGTCTAATTTGTTTGCTGTGCCTGTGCCACCAACAAGTAGACCACCACCTAAGTATAAATCTTTGTAAGCTGCACCAGATGCACCTAAATCAATCGCATTATCTCTGTCTGTTCCTGTACTTGTGCTAGGTGTAATAGCATTAGGATTTATTTTAAAACCAGTATTATTACTAGAGTTGTTGGTCATAAAAATATTTGCAGCTTTATTACCAATACTACCAACTACTGTTCCATCTTTTTGTAATTCTAAAATATTTCCATCGCTGGATGTTCTGTTAAATGAAGAAACAACAGCACCACTTTGAGCAAGAGGATAACTTATTTTTGCATTTGTAACAGTAGCATCACTAGGTACACCAAGATCAAGAACATCACCAAGTATCTGAATAAAATCTATAACATCCCCTGTAGCAAGATTGCTAGAAAATGTAATTGTAGAACCACTAACAGTAAAGGAACTGTTTGGTTTTTGGATTGTACCATTCAAAGATACAATCATGTGATTAGCAGATTGAGGAATTACATTAACTGATCCTACTTGCATAGTATATGCAGCTTGACCATTGACTACAGATATTGTATCACAAATCTGAAAGTTTCCTACTGTGGGTTGTCTTCCAATATAAGCCATTATTCGCCACCCCCATTATCAATAACTGTTCCACCATCTGCTATCCATGTCTGAATTTCTTGGTAATCTGTGTTTGCTTCGTCTAGTGGTACTGATTTTTCTCTATTAGAATTTACATAAGTTACTTGGTAACTTACAAATTCACCTTCTAAATAATTTTTTGTAATTGTATTAATCATAATTATAACTCCGAATTAAAGGCTATTATTCCACCAGTTCCTTCAATAGAAAGATGACCAGCTTGTCCAAAAGTTCCACTAGTATTTACTCCACTTACTAGTTGTGCAGAATTTACTGTTGTTGTTCCACCTAAAGACATACCATCAAAAAAATCTGCTTGACCATAAATATAATAAGTATTTGCAGAACTAGTAGAAATTAAACTTGGAACAGAACGCATTGTAGTTGGATAAAAAACTGAACAATCAAATCTTGTAGAAGTAGTATAAGCACCAATTCCTATTTGTGGACTTGAACCTGTTTTTTCTGCATGAACATAATAATACCTCTGACACCTCTGTAAATTCACATCAACAGGCAAGAACTCAAAATCAGATGCAGTTGTTCCAGTTTCTAATTGTACTCCTGTAACATACCATTCGTTTGATGTGCTATCTGCAAGGTTGACTTGACCTACTGCTCTGTTTGCATTTGTTGTACCTTCCCAAGCATTATTTAAAGTTCCAGATGAATAGGTGCTTCCAGCACCCAGCCACCAAATAACTTGTAAAGAATTTCCATTATCATTACCAAATGCACCAGTGGTATCTCCAGCATAAGTTATAGTTTTTTTTTCCCAAGTATTAGCTGAATTAATTGTATAAGATTTATTTATATTTCTTGTGTTATCATTATCATCTAACTCACAAATATAAGTTCCAGTTTTATTAGATTTAACCCAAAATGAAAGAGTTGTACTTTCAGCAGATGAAGTACCTTTTTTTAAATATTGTACATTTTGACCTTCAACTCTTTGATTAAAAAAAAGAAAATCTCCAGCAGCAGGAGAAGCATCAGCAGTTGTGCAATCCATTTTTAAAGAAGTTGCAAAACCTTGACCAGTTGGAACATCTGTTGATTGTGATTGTGTCCAAGTTCCTAAACCTGATAAAACTATATGCCATCTATCAACTGTATTATAACCACTTCCAGTAATAGAAGAAACAGAAGTCGATCTTTGATTTATGCTCATATCACCATTGATGATGATGTTTCTAAAGTTTGTATCAGCAACAATTTTTTCAGTTGTAACAGAACTATCTGCAATTTTTGTAGTAGTAATAATTCCATCTGTAATATCAGAACTTGTTAAAGGAACTGATGTAGGTGTTTTACCTATATAACTCATAAATTAATCCTATGATATTTCCATTATAGAAAGAGTACCTGATAATTTATCAGCTACTGAACAATCTATTTTAATTTCGTCTGTTGCTTCCATTACAACTTTAGATCCTGATAAAATTTCAAGTGAGCTACCAGTTGGTATAGTTACATCTTTAACTAAAAATGATGTACCATTAGCAACATTGTTAGCACCACCTCTATTAGCTGTATCACTAACAAGTTCTACCTCAGCAGTTACTGCTGTTGTATGTATGTTAGCAAGAACTAATCCAAGAACTACTGTCGTTGTACTAGATGGACAAGTATACATTTTGTAAGCTGTTCCAGCACTAGCTGGTTCTGCTGCAAAAGTAATTGTCTTAAAAGTATTTGCCATTTCTTATTTTCTCCTTATTATTATTAATTAACCTAAAGCTATTGCAAGAGCTGTTGGATCGTCTGTATTTGCTTTTACTAAAGTTATCATTCTTGATAATGCTGCTTTTCGGTTAGTACCACCAGCTCCATCATCTACTATTATTAAATCAGATGTAGTTAAATCTGCTCCAATGTCTGTACCACCATCTATATCAAGAGATGTTATTCCTAATGTTTTATTTGTTAAAGTTTGTGTAGCTGTAGTTCCAACTATTTCTTGATCTCCACCTGGAGGTAATGTTAGTACGTTTGTAACACTAGCACTATGAGGTTGAGATTTAACTGTTTGACCATGTGAATTGCTTTCACAATTAAATACAATTGTGCCAGAATTTGTATTACCTTTAACAACAACTTTACCAGTTCCATTTGGTGTTAAATTAATATTTCCATTAGAAACAGAAACTACATCTGATATTACTGGTGATGTTAAAGTTTTGTTTGTTAATGTTTGAACACCATTTAAAGTTACATCACCAACATTAGATGGTTGAACAACTGTAAAAGTAATATTAACTGAACCAATTGAACCTGAGTTATCGGTAGTACATAAAAAGAATTTATCTGCATTAGTTGAACCCTCTTGAACAATAACCATTTGTCCAGCAAGTTCTGCAACTGTATTAAACTCTGTATTTCTTGAAGCAGCACCACTAGCTACTACATCATAAATACCATTTTCTGTAGCATCTGTTTGATCTTTAACTAAAATTTTATTTCCTGTAGCAAGTGTAATACCATCTAAGGTATCTCCATTCTCTAAAGCATTTGATAAATTAATATTTCCTGTTGTAGCAACTCTTGTAATAATTCTTGTTTTTAATCCTGTAACTAAATTATCTACATAAACTTTTGTTGCAGCATCTGAGTTTGAAGATGGAGTTCCAAGTCCTGTAATTGATCCACCAGATATAGAAACACTATTAGCAGCTTGTGTTGAGATAGTTCCTAATCCTAAAGAAGTTCTAGCAGTACCACCATTTTCAGCAACCCAAGTTGAACCATTACCAACAATAATATTGCCATCTGTTTTTGATAAAGCACCAATTGCTGTGATGTTAGCATTAGCTGCTTCTCTTGCATCTAGTTGTGTTTGAATATTTGAGGTTACACCATTTAGATGTCCAAACTCTGTGTTAGAAATTGTACCATCATGTATTTTAGTTGCTGCGATTGCAGCAGAAGCATTTATGTCTGCATTAACAATTGCACCATCTACAATTTTTGATGAGTTGACTGAATTACTTGCAAGTTTAGCAAGAGTTATTTGAGAATCTGCTATGTGCTGAGTATCAATACTGCCATCAACATAGTGTTCTGAATTTATTGAGTCGTCAGCTATCTTTGATCCATCAACTGAATCTGCTGCTAGTTTTGCAAGGGTTACATTACCATCAGTAATTTTAGCTGTTGTAATTTGTGCGTCAGCAATATGAGCTGTGTCTATAGAACCATCTACATAATGCTCAGAGTTTATACTATCATCTGCAATCTTAGTTCCATCTACAGAATCAGCTCCAAGTTTAGCAAGTGTAACTGAGCCATCTGCTAAATTAGATGTTCCAATAATTTCTGTTGGAATAGATGAATTAGTTTTTGATAAAGCACCAATATAAATTCTTAATGCGTTTGTTGAAGAACCTAAGTTACCACTATCAAAAGTAGCTGTGATTGATTGTAAAGTACCATTGTTTGAAGTTGCAGTTATTGATCCATAAACAAGACTAGCATCTGCTTTTAAAACTTTTATTCTTCTACCAACATGATAGATCGCACTAATATCTGATGAACTAGCAATAGTGAACTGAGTTGTTGAAACCCAAGCAGAAGTATAAGCACCAGATCCATCTCCATATTCAAACCATTGACTGTCATTTGCCCAATCTCTAGTATTTTTCATTAATGCTCTGATGGCATTATTAAGATTACTAGGAAGCATACCCTCATTTACATCAATAGAATTTAATGAAATGTTATTTGCTTGTGTTGTTGAATAATCTTTAATGTTTGTTGTCATGTTGCTCCTAATTCATAAACCAACTAAAAGCCTTATCGCTTTCAGTATTGTTTTTATTAATTAATGTATTTACAGCTTCTTCAACTTGTCTTTGAAAAAACTCTTGAGTTTCAATTGAATATCTAATGTTATCTATATCAATCTTATCACTCATTATCTTGATCCACCTTGACTTGCAGTTAAATCAATTCCTTGTGCATTAGTCCAAATACTTTCTGCTGGTATTTTTACATTTGCTCTAAAATATCTACCACTTTGTCTTACAGGATTAATTCCTGTATCATTCATTGAACTTGATGCAGAGGTAGTAACAGTATCTGCTAATTTATCTCTAGTCTTAATAGTTACATTTGCACTTGCATCTACAATTGGTCTAATGCCAGTTACATTTGCTCTAAGACCTGGAAATATCTCTTGCTCTTTTGTTTCAAGTTCAGCTTCTAAAGTTTTTCCAGAAAATATTGCTGCTTTAAAATTTTCATCAATAGCACCAAGATATAAATGTCCTGTTGTCCAAAATGCTGTATCTAGTGAAATATTAATATCGTCTAAGTTCTCAGAAATAATATCCATTAACTCAACTGTGTTTGCTACTACGAATTGTTTAAAGATTTGTGATGCTTTAACTTTAGCAACTGACCACTTTTGAGTTACATAGTTGTATATCAATAATTTATCACAAACTCCAGTAGTGTTTGGATTATCTTTACTTGGATATAACCAAATTGCTAAAGTATTAAATGGATCTACTGCTGCTGTAATTCTATCTGTGTATGCTTTGTTTAAATCACCATCAAAAAATCTATTTACTTTCTCAGCTCCTATAGGCAAAATTTGGTCGCCATTAATTTGAAAGAATCCGTCAGAAGCATAAAAAAATACTTGTCTATTATCTTGACAAACTGTTTGTCCATAAACAGCTCCTCTATTTGGACTTATAACTGAGAATCGAA